TTCCTCTGGGGTTTCTTTCGGGAATTCAAAGAACGCAGGGTTCTTATCACGAAGTTTAAACACCACTTGCTGTAGCTCCGCTTCACCCAGACCATCAGGTAATTCGATTCGCTTACCACTCGGGGTTTCTATAATTGGCATAGGTACCCCTTTTATTTAACCGGCAAACCATCAGCGCCGTACTTATCCACGGGTTTTTGTCCCCCGCCCCCCATACTGCTCAGCATCGTAGCCTTATACTCTTGGTACAAGGCCTCTTGCTCATCTTTTGTTTTTAGTGCATCGTGTTGTTGTTTCCAGACACTAGTCCCACTAGTTACCCCAACCATTGAGGCCCATAAACTCCGCATATCAGAATCTATCTTGTACTCTTGCGCCATGGACAAGGTACCACTTGTGTCCCTTGAGGATAAGCTTTTCGCCTTTTGGAGCGCTTCGTACGAGCCTGTCCGCAACTGGTCGTCATTTAACCCTTGTCCCTTATTTGCCCGTATCCAGCTGTTCATATAGGCCTGTTCATCCGGAGGAGACTCCCTGTAAATTCTACCTAAATCTAATTGATTCTTTCGGTTCAGGCGACCTTCTTCCTGTTTGACCATACGGTCTTTAACCCCGGGAATAGTTTTATCCCGGAAGGCATCATCCACTCCCTTTTCTTGGAGCGCTAGCGCCCCTCTAGCTTTCATAGCTTCCGCTTTGTCCGCATTAACGGCCTTCATATCCGTGCTAAAATCTGGTAGCGCCGCTTCCGCACCGGTACCAATAGAACTCAACAAGTCTGTACCAAAACTACCGGTACTTGGAGTACCCTTCATCATACTTGCGCCCCCACGTAGGAGGGCCATATTAAGCGCCTGGCTCTTGTCCTTTTCCCCACGAGCATCTGCGCCCGCTAAAAAGTCTCGGTATCCTGTAAGTTCCTCGCTTTCCGGAGGGGTGTACTCTTTTCGCAACGCATACTCTTCCGCTAACTGGTCTTTTAAAGACCCCAACCCTTCAGATGCCACGGGTGCCACGGGTGCTACTAGAGTTTCCCCTTTGGCCACCGCTTGCCCGCCCTTATGGTTTTGTGCTGTCGCGGCTTCCACCACAGCCTCATGGGCTCTTTGTTCCTTATTAGCTTTTTGTCTCGCTCTTATATCAGCCATAGCAGCGCTAGAAATTTCATCTTCCGCGACTGGAGGTGGTACCTCAGCCTCCCGAATACCCATAGAACTTTTAAGGGTGTCGTTAAGGCTAAAATCTGGGAGCGCATTATCGTACCCCGCAAAATTTAATGCCCCCTCGGCTGTATCGTAAGCCGCATCAGGGAGGGCGGTTTGGAACCTGCTCACGCCCCTTTGTAAGGAATTTAGCCAGGGCGCTGTATTTCCCTCTTCGTCATGAAGGGAGTCATAAATGACGTTACCCAATGTATATTTTTGTTCGTCCTTAATCCTTTTCTTTGTTTCCTCTTTGTTAACCTCGGCTCCCGCCCTAAATGCTACTACTCCACCACCGCCAGAATAACCAAAGGTATCCTCTGCTAGAGGTAAGCCCATAAGTCCACCCCCAGCGGCTGTTTGCACAGGGAGTGAATTTTGTTGTGGCTGTTGGGGGTTAAACATCTTGTCGAACACCGTTTGCTCCGGTGGTTTCACATCAGCGGCTACTATTTGGTTAAGCATATCAGCCGCTAACCACCCCTGCGTAGGGTCAAGTATCCCTTGGCTTATCGCTAGGGCGATTTTCTTCGCATTCCCATACTTCATAGCTATGGCTGTAGGGGTCTGCATGGATACGTTACTATTAATTGCCGCCGCTCTTGAACCACCCATAGCGGATTCCTTAGACTGAGTCACTTGGGGTGGAGCTGCGCTTATTGGAGGTGGCGCTATTGCACCTAATCCTGCTTGTTGTGGAATCATATGTTACTCCCTACCCTTTCCCGTTGTACATATTATAAGCACCAAGCCCTGCCAAACCTAAGCCCCCAATTTGGGAGACCATGGAAGGGGGTTGTGCGTACGATGTAGTAGATGAACTTAGTGGCACCGACTGCCCGCGGAGCAAGTTGCTGAAGTAGCCTAACTGTTCCATTGGGTAGTCTCGTTGGCGTAGGAAGTCTCCATACGCGGTATCTAAGTGCTGTTGCTCCAAGCCTTGCTGTTCTGCACCTGCTGCGGCTTGTGCTTGGTATCTTTGTAAATCTGTTTGTTGTTGGTTTGAACCCAAATCAGCTAACGTCCTAGCACCCTCTAGTCCTGTCTGGATACCTTGCATACCTAAATTAGCGCCGAACTGGTTAGACTGCTCCCCAAACTGCTGCGCTTGTAGTCCCGCTTGCTGGTTGGCTAAATCACCCTGCATGCCATACTGGAGGTTCATCCCTTGGGTTTGTAACCCCCGGCCTTGTTCCTGTTCAAACGCTCTGTTAGCCGCATCGTAAGCCGATTGTGAGCCAGTAGCCTGTATCTGGGATAGTTCATCCCCCAAGTTTCTCTCTCGCTCGGTAGTCGCTAAGAGTTGCCGAGAGCCCCCGTAAGTACCTCGTCTAGCTGCATCTAAATTCTGAGTAAGTTGGCCTTTTTGAGCATCTCGTATCGCTTCATCTTTCCGTACATCTACTACGTCTTGCATGTAAGGGGACGCATATGCCTGAGAGACTCCGGGGTTTATAAAGGAGCCCGTCTGGGCTTGGAACCTAGGGTCTACTTGCTGCGCATTAAAAGTGTTGGGGTTATACTGCCCAGCGGCGATAGCCCCTAGACCTGCTTGAGTACCTACAGTATCCGCAGTTCCAAGTTGGTCAGGACGCTGCATACCAAAAGTATCTTGCTGCACCCCTGTCTGATTAGCATTGAACCCTGAAATACGGTCTTGCTCATACGGGGTGTACTCTCTATTAGACTCGGCCTGACCTCGTTGGAGAATATCCTCATAATACGGTCTAGCATAAGCAGGAATATCAGTCTGTGTAATATTCTGACTTGTTGCTGTAGGTGGTGCCTGTGGTTTACTTTTACCCATTACTTTCTCCTAGACCCGATTTACCTGCGGGTAATTCATACGTGTGCCATACACATCTATGGCCATTTTCACTAAATATTTTAGCCCATCCGGGTCTGCCGGTGTACTCTATCCCATCACAATCATTATCAAACGCCCAACTTTGAAGCATCTCCATTATCGGGTTTTTCCATTTCTTTACTTCTTTCCCCCCTGCAAAAACCATGCAGAGGACTCTTTTTCTTGGGTAGTCTACAAACTCTGTGATTACTGCTCCTTGGACACCCTCATCATTATAGGCTATCCACAGGTTATGGTCATAATCGGTTAGCAGAGTTAATATGTCATCCACCTCGTACCTACCATACGTATATTTAGCTGCCCCAGCCATGTACTCCTCAACCTTGGGCCAATACTCAACTACATGCTCTTTAGGAACCATGGTTGTTTTCAACTACCGACCCTCTCGCATAGGTGGAAGCCCCTCTCTAACACCTCTAAGTTCTTCCTCTGTTACCGGATGCTCCCGGAAGTACTTCTCAATAGCCCTTTGCTCGGCCTCAGCCTTTTCTTGTAACTCTTTCCGCTCAGGGCCAGAGACGGGGTATCTTACTTCTCCACTATCAGCGTAGCCCATTGCTGCACCTAGGCCTGAGTCTTTACCCCTCGGGGTTTCCTTACGGGCTGCATGAGCATCCGCCACCAGTTTGTACAAGACCTCTGCGCCACCCATACGTTCTACATCTTGTGGGTCAAATATTACTTCACCATCGGAGACCAGCGCATCTTGTTCACCTTCTATAGTAGCGGGTACATCGTCAGCTACTCCGTCACCGTCCCCACCGACAGGCTCACCACCCCTCTGTACTAAAATATTTTCACCTGCTCTAGTATTGCCATTACCTATTTCCGCTACAGTACGCGCATCTACCACGAAAGACCCGTCTTGTAGTTCGACTAAACCAGAAGGAAGAGCACCTAAACCCGCTTCCCCCCCATCAGCGTAGCCCATCAAACCCCCACCAGCGGCCTGTACCGTACTAGGGTAGGGGTTAATTGCTTTGTTACCTAGCTCATCCACAAAGTACGTACCCTCTGACGAATCAGTATACGGGTCATGTGTAAAGTTAGTAAAACGTGGAGCTGGCTTATAAGGCCCGCCGTAGGCACTTGCATCTTGAGGAGCCAAAGCCATTTGTTCTTGGTCAAACGCGCCCATAGCACCGAGACCTAGTACACCCGCACCACCTAAAAGCCATGGGGAAATACCGTTACCTTTGGCTGGTGGAGGAGCTACTGGGGCCACATTACCTCGAGAGGCTAAATGAGCCTGGTTAGCATTCTGAGCGGTAGCCAGACTTGGGCCCCTATTTCCAAAAGCCTCACTAGCCAAGCCATGCGCCCGAGGAACCTGTACATTAGGAGGAGGGGGAACTTGAGCGACACCCAAATTTGGGGTTGCCCCCGCTCTATCCACTAGAGACTCTGGGGTTAGCGCTTTAGTAGCCTCCACGGCCTTAGCTTGTTCCCAAGGAGCTGCAAAGGTACTCGCGCGAGTCATATCATTTTTTAGGGGATTCCACGCTGAACCTATTGAACTACCACCATAAGCGCCTAGACCAGCCGAAAGACCTTTTCCTAAATCCCCAGTAATTAGCCCCGTCGCCGCACCTACAGACAAACCCGCCATCATAGTGCTCATAATATTAGCCCCAGCTGGGCCAAGAGCGAAACCTGCTACCATTGGCAGTAGAGTATCTAAAATTCCTGCTTCAGGAAGCCCTGTCTCCGGGTTAATTGTTAATTCCCCGCCGTTAGCGGCGGCTAGACCTTGGAGGCTGTTAACCTCGTTAGGGGTCATATGCACAAGTATTGAGTCTTTACCCCGACCTCTTGCTTGTAACCCCTGTGCTAATACTTGTAAGCTCATAATATTTTCCTGTTTGAATTCTATTAATTTTTTACTCTTCGCGGCTAGCTGATTTCTGCTCCAAAAATGGAAATCGTTAATGCATTAGACACACTACTGCGATAGGCTAAATTACCCGCTACATCACTCATGGGCCAAAAAGTCTCTATCTGCACGGTTGTAGCCGCTGCGATAGCGGAGTCGTAATATAAAGCTGTAGTCTGGTCATAAGTTGTACCGTCAGCATCTAAGAAAATACGGAACGTAGCAGGCGCACCTGACTGGTTACATATAACTACCGACTTAATTATGGCCGTTACGCTTATCGCAGGGGAGTACACAGACACCGCATTGGTGCTGCTCTCTCTAGCCTGTCCTAGTTGTTTTTCTTGAATCGCTGCCATTTAGCCCACCATTAATGAGTATCTTCGAGTATTTATCTCAGACGGGGTAGTGTTATCTATCGCCTGGAAGTGTAACTCTATAGCCCGTATAAGTTGCTTCTGCTGCTCTGGGCTGTACTCTGGTGTTGGCGCAGGTAGCACCGGAACCGGAGCTTTAAGTACTTTAAGCGACATTATTGTCTACCATCCTGTCTTAGGTCTATTCTAGGACTTCCGAGCTTCCACTGTACACCCAACGCACTAGAAGTGATACGTATAGCCATCTGTCTAGCTCTAGCACGAATAAACACCTCATTAGTATGAGTGCCAACTCCTGTCTCTGAGACTAGCTGAGAGTCCGAAGTATCACCACTGAATACAGTGCCGGGAAAATTACGTTTCTTAATCTGTAACGTCACTTCTGGAGTGACCGCGGTAGACTGACTAAGGCTTATATCCGGTATCATACGTCTGGAAAGCATGTAGTGCTCTCCGTCTCCTAGGTCAAAGTCGCTGGACTCTATATAAGAAGTCATGGCGCTCACATCGTCGTCTACCCCATCCTCGTGGGTGTACATAAACCCGTCCGCCGTTGTGGAGTCAGTAGCCACAGCAAGGGGGTTGTCTCGTAAGGAGGAGTCCATCCAAGCAGTTCGCTCCATGTTCCCGTGGTACCACACATCCTCACCATAGTTATACACCACATACTTATCGTTCCAGTTCTTCGCCCCGCTAATACTGGGGTAAAACCACCATACCTCATTCCACTCCTCGTTAGTCCCACAGACCACTTGAGGGGCTTGAGTTAAGTCTAAATCGGAAAACACGTGGTCTCGTAACGTACAGGGTAGTGTTTCAACCCGCCCTGAGTACACGTAAAACTTGTCCCTACCCATCCAATACGTGATGTTACTCGTACTTACACACGCTCTAGCACTCGCAATCGAAATACTATCTGCGTAAGGCTGAACACTAAATACGTCTGTAGTCCCTAAAAATTGAAACGCATATAAATTAGAATCTGTCCATACCAGGATTTCCTGTCTCGTTGGTAACGCTCTGACTATTTTGGAACCTCGAGACAGCCGAATAGACCCCGCTGAGTTAGTAACCTGCGGAGTCCACTGCTCCGGTATATCTTGGTCAGACCATCGTATAAGTAGCGGGTCAAAGTCCGCTATATCCGTAGACCCATAAGGCACTGCACCAAAGGCAATTAAGTGTTTATCCTGTTGAGATAACAGTGTCTGAGTTGTTTTTACCGGTACTGCCGCCGCAACATACACATCATCAGCCGTAACTTTGTCTGTTAATAGCTTCATTCGTACCAGTAAGGGCGCTGCGGGGTCAGTTGGTGCGGTACCTGTAAATCCATCCCTAGACCAGTAATAAATAGCCCCATCTTGGATACTAGCTATTAAGTCATTATCTATGTGGCTGAACCACCACGCTCGTAATGGGAGATATACAGGCTGTGTACCACCTAAACCCCAATGTCTATCCCCTGCTGGACTTTCATCCCAAGTACCTGTCCCCCAACCGATACCTTCAGTAACGTTGTCGTTGCCCACTGCTAACTCAAACGCAGCGGTTATAGCTGTGCCACCCCCGCCTGGTGTAGAATCTGTAGGAGCAGTAGTGACTACAAAAGTAAAAGTATTAGCATCAACCACTGTAACCTTATGGTTGGCGTTCATCTCGGCGGCTGGAACACTATCAAACGTAGTAGCCCCTGCGATGGTCACATAGTCACCCGTCACTGCCCCATGGGTAGTTAATGTAACCGAGAGTGTTGTAGAGCCACTCGTAGTATGAATCATGTTGTCCGTAGCTGTTGTGGCGAAACTCTGCCGCAAAGGAGTAACATCATAAAAGACATTACCCACTGCTAAATAGACTTTTTTGCTTGTCCCCAAGGCTATGATGTTATCTGAAAAGGAAGTTACCCACGCCCATAGCTGCCTACACGCCCCCAGTACCTGAGTAGTGGAGTACTTAGTCCACCCGCCAATTTTCTGCGGGTACCCGGAACGAAAGCGTACTTTTTCTGTCTCCCACCAGCCACCCTCTCCAGAATAGTCAGTTCTGTCCTTATCAACCCCGGGTTTAAACTGTAGTTTAATAAACGGCATATCTGTTCCTAGTTTAGTTTAGGCACTTTGGGAGGGCTGAGCCCCGCTATAGTGTTGTTCACTTTGTCTACACTAGCTGTAGACTGCAGCATCTTCTGGGTTAAATTAATAGTTAACCGCATTTGTATAATATCTACACAAGCCCACTCATCTATATCCTTACCCGTCTGCGCATCTTTGCCTATTACGTGAGTATAAAACTCACAGGCGTGCTTCTGACAGGGCACGGGTTTCTTAATGTTCTGCGTAAGCCTAGGGCAGAATTTGTCCATTATGCTTTACTCGCTATAATCACATCCACAAAACTAGGGTCTAAGGTTATATCGTGCGCGTGGCCTCCGCCTCCGCCTGTTGAGCCTGTTGTTTTGTTTTGGATTGACTGTTGTGGAAATATATTATTATCAGACCCCGGCCCCCCACTCCCTGAAAAAGCAGCTTGGTCATTATAGCTATGTGTATGAGCCGGTATATCGGCTATAAGTAATGTGTAACTCTCTGTCGCCTTACTCGCACTAAACGCTGTGGTGAACGCATCTGACCCACCTGGGCTTGCTACCGTCTCGAAAGTCTGTGTACTACCATCCACCAGTCGTAACATGTAGTTATTAACCGTGATATCTATTGTCCAGCCTGTTGGTGCCGTCGCCTGTTGAAATAACATCCGAGTGCCCGTCGCAAAAGCTGAACCCACTTCCGAGGCCCAAGCTGAGCCTGTTGAAGTTAATACGTTTCCTGTGGTTCCGGGGGATATTGAAGTCACCGCGCTGGTACCCGCGCCGACAAGAACCGCTGCCGAAGTATGCGTTGCCGCCCCTGTTCCGCCGTTTGCGACTTTCAAAGTACCCGTAGCCGAGCTAAACGCTGCTAGTGTCGTAGGAGCGGTAGTACCATCCCCTATTATTATTGAGCCATCTGTAGTAACCGCTAGGGCTGTAATCGCACTGGTACCCGCGCCTAATAAAACCCCGCCATCTGTATGCGTCACCGCACCAGTACCACCTCTAGCCACTGCTAAAGTACCCGCATCCACATTAGTAGCATTCAAAGCTGTAATATTCGCACCACTAAAAGTACCTGTGGTTGAGCCAGTACCCCCGGAAAGAACCGGTAGCGCCGAGCCTAATGTCAAGGAAGTTAAGTGAGAAGTTACATCTACTACGTTAGTTGCATCACAATACACCCACATAACCCTGCCGGTAGGGACTGCTTTGCCGGTACCCGCAGCGGTTTTGACTGTAATCGTGTCCGCCGTACCATTATCAATTATGTATACCTTCTCCGCATCCGGGACTATTAAGTTTTGCGCCCCACCAGAGGTTCCACCAAGTAACAACCGCATATTACGGTATTCTTGGGTGGCGTTTGTATTAGTAAAGGTCAGTGTGTAAGCCCCACTTGCGAAGGTTATTGTTGCCGACCCCGCTATGGCTTCTTCCATCACTACACTTAAATTCGTATTAGCCACCGCGCCCCACGTACCAGAGTTCTCCCCCGTAGTCATGAGCTGTGCTTTTAAACTCGCTGAATATGTACTAGCCATTTCTTACTCCTAATTAGGAATCTCTGTCCAATTTGATGTGTTCGATTCATCTATTATCCCCCAAACCAACGCCGCTGGGTCTGCCAAAGACACACTTGTAATCACACTAGCCGAAACTCCTGTAAGTGCGACACTACCTGTGGCCGTTAATATTAACCCTGTTCCTACTGCAGTGGTAGCCAAAACACCCGTAGTGGTTGTGCTAGCCCCCAAAAGGAAACTAAGTGTTCCCAACGAAGCCGCTATAGCTATACCCGCAACGTTAGCCTGGGAGGGGTCAAAAATCGTTATCTCCCCTTCTGTTGCAACGCCCGTTACCCCCGTGGGTATTACAGAGGCAAAGCCCGTAACCGTCTCAGTACCTAGAGCTGTTACACCCTCCGCCCCCGTGGGTACTACTGAAGCCGACAGGGTGACTGTCTCAGTACCTAAAGCCGTTATGGCCTCTACACCAGTTAGTACTGCGCTCCCATCTACTGTCCCGATACCCGCGAAGGTAGTGCTTGCTATTGGGCCTACTGAAAACATCTAGGGGGCCTCACAGATACGTTTTCTGCTCTCAGGGCTGGCCGCTTTAGCTGCCCACTTCCGCACCTCTCTATGCCACCAATATGCCCGTACCCTTCCCATTCCGTCTTGGGTTATCGCCTTGTACAACTCCATATCCGCCGCAGCCCTATATAATTGGGACACGTACTCTTTCCGCATTAGTTCATACAGCGCATCGTGTATTAAGCTGCCCCGTATTGTGCTTTTTGTATCCACAGTGGGGCCCGACGCGCCATCCCATGCGTAGCCTTTTTTTATCAGTAACTGCCCGTTAAGGGTAAGCTCAATAAAGTCAGTCACCACATCGGCAGGATGTGGGAAGACCATAACCTGTATCCCATAGTCTTTAGCGAGCTGGTACTTGTAACCCTCTGTGTACTCTATCATTCTTTTATAACCGTTATTTCTTGGGTATCCGCGTTGCACGTTATGGTCGTGCCGGTGGCATTCTCACCCACGTAGACGTACACACCCTTCGCGTCGCCTTTAATATAATTAGTAAGCATTAAACCATACCGACCTTCACCATCAATGAAGGTACAACCTACTCTATCAGGGTGCACTTCCCTCTGGGCGCAGCCGGTAATCACAAATAACAAACTCACCAAAACAAGAACTGGGAAAAACTTGCTCATAATCTACCTCCGTCAAAACTCTAGATTTAATTTCTTTTTTAAGCCAAGTTGGTTCTTTTGAATTAATGCTCTTGTGCCCAAAGCTCCAGTTAAAAAAGGCCAATGCTACTAGCAGCAAGACCCCTATTATTTTTTTTAATACGTCCAAACCCATGGTCTGTTTCCTTCTGTAATATCGTCAGCATGGATAAATCTACTTTTATGGGCCCCCTTTTGGGATACCCCCACGCCTTGAAAGTTTAATTCATACATCAGCTCAAGAATTTTATGCGCCTCTCTGCCACTGACTGATATATCAACAGCTTTACCAGTGGTATGCGGGCCAGCTAGACCCGTGCTTGACACTGCGTTATTGTGTTTTGGGCAGCGGTAAGCCGAACTCAAGGTTATCGGGCTATTATATCGATAGCGAAGTGCGTCAAGCCTCATCATAAACTTCTCGTCCATTAGCGCCTCATCACAGCCACAACGGCAGCGAAGTTCCGCTTTTGAAAAATACTTTGAGCTACTTACCATCGTCGCTGTCCCGTTCTGTCTCTCGCTTCATTTTTTCTACTTCTAATTTATAATACGCACGTTTCCAGTAAATACTCAGGCAAGTCGAGGTTATGTAGGTTACAAAAGCAAGCCCTACCATAAATAGGGCTGTATGACTTTCAACATAGGCTAGGAATAATCCAAAGCCACTAGCCGTATAAGTTGTCCCGTTTAACCCTTGAATTATTATTTGTTGTGCTTCGGTTTCAAGTGCCATAGTTTTAATTTCCATTTATGCAAATACCCAGATTGATTATTAGTTGTTAGTTATTATGTTCTTTCAACCCAACTCAATGTTGCTTCATCCCAAGTATAATTTAATCCATCAGTAGGATAAGGTGTAGGTGCTTCCCATTGACAGGTTAATTCAATTATCGTCCAAGATGGATAAGGTTTTGA